TAAACAAGTATATGCAAGTTTTGAGGGTGTAGGCATTGATGTTAACTCTCCTAAAGCTAAACAAATCGCAGGTGCAAAAGCAGAGAAGTTCGGGTACACTATCAAGAACGATAAACTTGTGTCTACACGACCAGTTGATATGCCTTACAATGGCTTTTTACCTACTAACCCTATTTACGGCAAGAAATAATGGCAACGGCACTACTAATTACAAGAGACGATATAGTTCGTTTTACCGCAGTCAACGGCAATGTAGATACTGATAAGTTCATTCAGTTCGTTAAAATCGCTCAGGACATCCACATACAAACATACTTAGGCACGAAACTACTTGAGAAGCTACAAGCTGATATTATCGCAAACACACTTACAGGTAATTACCAAAGCCTTGTAGAAACATACGTGAAGCCTATGCTGATACATTGGTCAATGGTTGAGTATCTTCCTTTCGCAGCGTATACAATCGCTAACAAAGGCGTCTATAAGCACTCTTCTGAGAACGCTGAAAACGTAGAAAAAAACGAAGTAGACTTCTTATTAGAGAAAGAGCGTCAAATTGCTCAACACTACACGGAGCGTTTCATCAGTTATATGTCTTTCAACCAAGATTTATTCCCTGAGTACAATCAGAACGTTGACCAAGATATGTACCCTGACACTACTAACAATTACACTTCTTGGTTTATATGAAAAAGAACAGACCAAAGGGTTTGAAATATAGCCCTAAAAACACGAATGTAGAGAAATTAAGAATCTATTTAAGCAAGCAAGAAAATGGCAAATAGCAACGGATGGGGAGATGGCGCAGCGAACAACGCAATTGGTTGGGGACAAGGCGCAAACAACGCAATTGCTTGGGGTGATTCTCACGCTAAATCTTGGGCAGGCGCTACTGACATTGTAGGGTTAGATTCATCAGCATCGGCTTTTATTTCAGCAGCAGGTATTACAGATGCTACTCAAATAAGCGCAATCAACAATCTTGTAGTAGGTTTAAAAACTGACGGCATTTGGACTAAAATGAAAGCTATTTATCCGTTTGTAGGTGGAACTGCCTCAACTCACAAATGGAACTTAAAAGACCCTAGAGACCTTGACGCTGCTTTCAGATTAGTATTCAACGGAGGATGGACGCATTCAAGTAATGGGGCTACTCCTAATGGCGTGAATGGTTATGCAGATACGAAGTTGAATGATTCGTCTTTGACTCCGAATAGTTCGCATATAAGTTATTACTCAAGAACTAATGTATCTCCAACAAACACTTATGAGATTGGTCTTTATAATGGAACAAAGGGGATTTGGTTTGCGTTAAGAAATAGTTCGTTAGGAAGTGTATTTACAGGAGGAATTTTTCAAACAGGAGCAAGCGGAGAAGTTTCAGTTAGTAATTTAGATTCAACAGGTTTCTATCTTGGAGGTAAAAATGGAAGCACAACTGTCAAGTTTTACAAAAATGGAACGTCAGTAGCAAGCGCTGCAAAAGCAGATACAACCGCAACTAACACTTCAATTTATTTAGCTTCATTAAATCAAAATGGCACACCTGCATTTGGGTTTTCAACTAAACAATGCGCCTTCTCAACTATAGGAGACGGCCTCACCGACACCGAAGCAGCTAACCTATACACCCGAGTACAAGCATACCAAACCGCACTTTCAAGACAAGTATAATGAAATTAGCAGACATCACAACCGAAGATATAACTACATTAGTCGGACTATTGACTGAGGTGCAAAAAGACGAATTAGTCGGAGTTTACTACTCTGCTGATTCTATCTACAACCCTATTCAAGATATAGACAATAATTGGGTCATCTCAACAGAGGAAATGATTTACACTACTAACGAAGATACGTTGTGGGTTAAAGACCTTGATTTGATTCCGTATATTGCTAAACCAACACCATCTCCATTCTGATGACTGAGTTTGTTACCCTTGTAAAAAAATACGGCGTTACTGGCGTTCTTTGCTTATGGTTGTGGCACACGGACAACCGACTTAACAAAGTTGAGACCGCATTGTATGATTGTTATAAAGAGCAGAGTTTTAGACAAGCTACGAAAACACGAATAGACCTACCCGAAAAACTTTTAGCCGTATTGCCAAATGATAAAAGAACTAATAAACGAAACTCTAAAGCCTAACGGCAAATGGTCTATTAAAAGGCTATCCGCTTTTACGTCGTTTTGGATTGCGGTTCTTTACGCTATTATACCACTATTCAAGCCGTTTAAAGTTCACGAATTTGTATTTGTCGGGTTACTTACTTATTCGGCTACTGCAATAGGTTTAACTGTATGGAGTAAAAAAATAGACAAATGATAACAACCGCACAAGCCTTAGCAAAATACGGACAACCCAACGAGACGGGAACGTATCTAACTACAATCAAACTTCCTTACCCTATGCGTATAGCTTGGGACACTAAGACAATGGTAACAAAGATGCGTTGCCATAAACTTGTCGCTGATGCGTTTTTAAACGTGTTTAACGAACTTTTAGAGGTTTACGGGTATCAACGCCTTGTCGAGTTAGGAATAGACCTTTACGGGGGTTGTTTTAACTTTCGTAAAATGCGAGGTGGTTCGTCTTGGTCAAAGCACGCTTGGGGTATTGCCATTGATTTAGACCCTGCGAGAAATACTCTAAAAGAGACAAGTAAGACTGCACGCTTTGCACGTCCTGAGTACAAGCAAATGATTGACATTTTTTATAAACACGGATTTATTTCACTCGGTAAAGAAAAGAACTATGACTGGATGCACTTTGAGATTGGCGGTTAGTTCCGTTATTTTGTCGCTTTTATTGGCAATATTTGCGACAAGTTGCTCGGTAAATTACCACGTCCGTAAAGCCTTTAAAAAAGGTTATAAGTGCGACGAGGTTGCCGATACAATTCAAATAACTTCGGTTGACTCGATTCCGTACGTTTTAAGGGACTCTATTATGTGGGAAAGGGTATTAGTCCAAAAAGATACAATAGTTCGTTACAAGCGTTCTTTCGTGCCTCAAACGCGATTTGAGAAGCGTATTGAGTACAAATTAAAACGAGATACCCTACGAATGATTGAAAAAGTAGAGGTCGTTAAATGGAAAACCGAAAAGCGCAAAAATCCTAAACCTAATATATTATTGTTAGTTTTGGGATTTGTAGTAGGTATGATAACAAACTGGCTACTGCGCAATTTTAAATATCCTTTATGAGTAAATTTAGACCACGAATAACTCGTGAAGAATTTGAAATAGTTGCACAATATAGAGCAATTAAAAACGAGGCTAACGAACTTGGATTAGACGAAAAGGATGTAAAACACGGATGGATAAAATCTAAGCAGGCGTCATTATTCTTTAAGAATCCAAACTTTAACGGACAAGAAGACAAGTTCAACGAGTTCAAAGATGAGTTGTTAGGAGAGATGGCAAAGCATAGTCCGTCTTATCCTACGATAACACGAACTCAAAGCGAAGAAGGACACTTGTTAGTAATAGACCCTGCTGACATCCACATAGGTAAACTATGCGATGCTTTTGAAACTGGTGAAGACTACAACTCTCAAATAGCCGTACAACGTGTTTTAGAAGGCGTACAAGGCATTTTAGACAAGTCCGCTGGCTTTCATATAGACAAAATTTTATTCGTTGGTGGGAACGATATTCTCCACATAGATACTCCAAGACGAACTACAACCTCAGGCACTCCACAGGACACAGATGGGATGTGGTATCGTAATTTTTTAACCGCAAAACAATTATATGTTGAGATTCTTGAAAAACTTATCGCTTTGGCTGATGTACATTTTGTGTTCAATCCTTCTAACCACGATTACACTCACGGATTCTTCCTTGCTGATACTATCAAAACACATTTTCGCCAAGCTACAAACATTACTTTCGACTGCTCTCTTTCACATCGCAAGGCTTTTAGATACGGAGAGAACCTCATAGGGACTACACACGGAGACGGAGCAAAGCAACAAGACTTACCGCTTTTGTTGGCTACTGAGTTCCCTATGGATTGGAGCTTAACTAAGCATCGTTACGTTTATATGCACCACGTTCACCATAAATTATCGAAAGATTACATTGGAGTTACTGTTGAATCATTGCGCTCGGCATCAGGAACTGATAGCTGGCATCACCGCAACGGCTATCAGCACGCTCCAAAAGCTATCGAAGGATTTTTACACCATAAAAAACACGGACAAATCGCACGTTTATCCCACATCTTTTAATATATTTGCATCACCTGCCATTATTCATAGCGTAAGAGCCTCCTTAATCGGAGGCTTTTTTGTTAGTTATAACCTACATAAACGGCAAAAATCCGACTAAATGCATATTATATTACACCTTAACGGGTATTAAAACGCACTTTAAAGTGGTGTTTTGTACCTTATAGGGTACGTTATGTTACAAAATAAGGTCAAAA